CTAGATATGGTATGATTGCTAACCCATATGTGGTAGACGGTTCTGGTAACACAGACGGTGACACATTCACTGCTGACCGTAACCAGTACTACAGGTCTGTTAAGGTTTCCAACCTTATGTAATAAGAGTTGAGTTAATCAACCCACAAAAAACAACAGTTTTCAAGGGAGTCTTCGGACTCCCTTTTTTTTCGCTTGACATTTGTTATAAATAGCAGTATAATAGTAATTAATTTTAGGTTTAGAACTATGGCATATACACCAAACCCATCCGTACAAGAAGGTAACTTCGCTGCTCAGTCTGGTACTGAGCTTGATTATCTGCGTCCGAATGGTTTTAAGTTCCAAGTCCATAACATACCAAATGTGGCATTCTTTTGTCAAGGGGCAAACATCCCAGACATGACATTGGGATTCCCAGTACAAACTACACCACTCGCAGACATCCCATTTCCCGGCGATAAGATTACTTTTGGTGACCTAAATATAAGATTCTTAATCCAAGAGGACATGACCAACTATACTGAATTGTATAACTGGTTGGTTGGATTAGGATTCCCAGAAAAACATTCCCAGTTCACAGAGTTTGTAAAATCTCAAGCATGGAGAACAGGGGGACAAAACACAGGGAAACAAGAGTCTATTGGACAAGTTAGTGACGCGAGTCTCTTTGTTCTGGATTCTAATAACAACCCTAACATGGAAATTTTATTTAAAGATGCATTTCCAATCGCATTGAGTGGACTAGACTTCGACATATCTGGTGGGGATTCACCATACTTTGTTGGACTGGCATCTTTTAAATACAGGATATTTAATATAAAATCTGTAACTTAACATTGAAGGATATATTATGGCTACATTGAATGAACTTCAAGATATGTGGGCTGAAGATTGCAAAATCGATGAACTAGACCTTGGTTCAGAATCAATCGGTACACCAAATCTTCACGCAAAATATGTAACCCATCTCGCTAACTTTAAACTACAACTAAGAAAAGCGCAGTCGGACTTGGCAAGACTTGAAAGAGTTAAGTCAGAATACTTTCGTGGAGAACTATCCAAAGAGGAACTTGACCAACTTGGTTGGGAACCTTGGAGAAAAAATTCCGTACTCAAATCTGACATGAGAGCAGTATTAGATGGAGATGGGGATATTATAAAACAACAGGATAAAATTTGGTACTTAGAAACAACGGTAGATTTTTTGGACAGGGTATTGCGTAGTTTAAATTCGAGAACTTGGGACATCAAAAATGCTGTTGAATGGAACAAGACGCAATCTGGCCTATTATGATATTTGTCAAACAGAAAGACCATGTGCATATGCATGTGGAAGCTTCCGATGAGGGTATAACAAAAGAGATATCAGATTTCTTTACCTTTGAGGTGCCTGGCGCCTCGTTTATGCCTTCATACAGGAACCGTCATTGGGACGGCAAAATTCGTTTGTATAACATGAATAAACGAGAACTGTATGTTGGTCTTCTACCCTACCTATTAGAGTTTGCACAACAACTTGAGTATGAAGTCAAGTTGGAGATGGGTGAGATTGGTGAAGAGATGTCTAGGGAAGAGGTATTAGAATTCGCCAATAGATTAAAACTTCACAGTAATAAAAAACCTATACAGATAAGAGACTACCAACAAGACGCAGTATTTGACGCAATTAACGGTGGCAGAACTCTTTTACTTTCACCCACGGCTAGTGGGAAATCCCTCATAATATACAATCTGGCGCGATATCACCACGCCTTAGGACGAAAACAATTAATTGTAGTCCCTACTACCTCTTTAGTAGAACAAATGTACGGAGACTTCGCTGATTACTCCACGCATAATGGGTTTAAAGTATCAAAGTATTGTCATAGAATCTATGGTGGTAAGGAGAAAACGAACAACGCTGACATAGTTATATCAACATGGCAGTCAATCTATAAGTATCCTCAGAAGTGGTTTGCAGATTTTGATGTAGTGTACGGTGACGAGGCCCACTTATTTAAAGCAAAGTCTTTGATGACTCTTATGGATAAATGCACGAACGCCAGATTTAGAATAGGTACTACTGGTACACTAGATGGTACAAAGACCCATAGATTAGTTTTAGAAGGGGTGTTTGGTAAGGTATATAAGGTAACCACTACCAAGAAACTAATGGATAAGAAAGAACTTGCCGAGTTAAAAATTATTTGTATGTTGATAGAGTACACAGATGAAGAAAGAAAACTGGTATCAAAAATGCCTTACAAAGAGGAAATGGATTTCTTGGTAGGACACGCGGGCCGAAATGATATCATAAGTAAATTGACTATAACACAGAAAGGGAATACTCTTTTATTATATCAGTATGTTGAGAAACATGGTTCTGTACTATATGATAAAATTTCTAAGATGACAGACCGCCCTGTACATTTTGTCTTTGGTGGTACTGAAACAGAACAGAGAGAAAAAATTAGAGCGTTGACAGAAAAGTCTGACAATACAATTATCATTGCCAGTTACGGAACCTTTTCTACAGGTATAAATATTAGGAACCTTAATAATATTGTATTCGCCTCGCCGAGTAAAAGTAGAATCAGAAATCTACAGTCAATTGGTAGGGGACTTCGTAAAAGTGAGATAAAAACAAAGTGTAATTTGTTTGATATTGGTGATGACCTATCGTGGAGAGAGAGAAAGAATTATACTCTTAACCACTTGCTAGAAAGAATCAAGATGTATAATGAAGAATCTTTTGATTATAAAGTAGTAAAACTAGGTTCAGAAGGAAAGATATGACAGAACAACCTAAAATAATTTGTTTCGATAGTGGTTTACAAGTAGTAGCTACTGTCGAGGAGTCTGATACATTGGATGCTCTTGGAGTAATCAAAGTTCATTATCCAATGGAAATCAAAAGGATGCCAGTATCCATGACGCACGAAGCTTATTCGATAAGACCGTGGATGGCATTTTCAAGTGAAACTGTATTTGAAGTAAACAAAAATAATATAGTCGCAATCGCTCCCCTTAGTGAAGGGTATCATGCTGGATATGAAAATTTAAAAGATGGGTATTTTAATAGTCCAGACGAACTACCGCCACCAGAGTTTGAAGATTATGGAAATGAAGAGTCCTCAGAAAATTACGATGAGGAAACGATTAAAGAAATGATAGACGAACTTATGGGGAAAAAAACAAGGATACTCCATTAGGATCAATTATCCTTAAACGACAACTCATTATACAGGTAAACGCAAGCAGTTGTCAAGAGAAATTTTTATTATTTTCGCTTGACTTTTGGTAAACTTTAATATAGAATGGTAACATTATGACTAAGAAAAAAACAGAAAATCGACACTATGTCAACAATAAGGATTTCCTTGTTGCAATGACTGAGTACCGAGAGAAAAGATTGGCCGCGGAGGAAAAGGAATTACCTAAACCTCGCGTAACGGAATACATAGGTGAATGTTTTGTAAAGATTGCAAACCACTTAGCGTATAAATCAAACTTTGTTAACTATACATTTAGAGAAGAAATGATTCTGGATGGTATAGAAAACTGTATCACATACATTGATAACTTTAACCCAGAGAAGTCCAAGAATCCCTTTGCGTACTTTACGCAGATTACTTACTATGCTTTTCTAAGAAGGATACAGAAGGAAAAGAAACAACTTGATACTAAGTACAAGTATATTCAAAACCTAGACTTACAAGCTATCCTAGATGGAGAAGAGGGACATGGGGGTTCAGCTGAATTTGTCGAATATATGCGAGGTCAGATAGACCAAGCGGAAAAACACAAAGCTCAGTACGCGGAACAGGATAAAAAGGTTCCTAAAAGGCGTCCGAAGTATCTGGATGACAAGGAAGCATTGAAGATGGCAAAGGAGAAAATCCCAGCGATGAAAGAAACTGAAAAAAGTTCTTGACTTTTGCCCCAAAGCCGAGTATAATGTTCCGAATATAAAGTTTAATTGGAGTTTTCTTTATTATGAATATATTTTATTTGCATAAAACCCCTACCGTATCAGTAAAAATGCATTGCGACAAACATGTCGTAAAGATGGTTATTGAGTACGCTCAGTTATTGTCTACTGCCCATAGAATGTTGGATGGTACACTATGGATTG